AAGGAGATCCTCCAGAACCGAAGGGTAAAAAGACCCGTAAGAAAAGGGGACCCGCCAGTGCCGAACAATTGGAGAGATTAGCGAGAGGACGAGCGAAAGCAGCAGAGAACAGAATCATTAAAAAGAAACTAAAAGAAGAACAGAAGGAGAAGGATAGAGCAGATAAGGAACTGGTTGAGAAATACAGAGAGAGAGAGCGTCTCAAGTTAAAGAAACAATTGGAGACTCCTTTAGATGAAGAACTTCAGGGGAAACCCCAGATCATTGAAAAAGAAAAGATTGTGGAGAAAGGATATAGTCAGGCACAATTAGATGAAGCAGTCCAGAGAGCCGTAGAGCAATCTGTTAATCGTGTAGAGATATTAAGGAAACAGAGAAAGGAAACTAAAAAGAAAGCGGAAGCTAAAGCGAAACACGATGCTGTTGTCTTTCAAGAAGTTAATAGGGCACTGAAAACTTCAGCGTGGGATCATTGTTTTATTTAAATGATAATAAAAATAAATTATCTATACTATATAAATAAAATGGAAGGAAATCCGCCAGTTGTTATCCCAGTGAAAGACCCTGACCCAGTTGCTACCCATCATCCAGATTTACATCCTCATCTCCCTCAGGTGGATGGGTTCGGTGGAGGAGCTCTTGTCCTTCTTGTGTCTCCAGTCCGCACAGGAAAGAGCACATTAATATCTAATATGCTACTGAATGATAAATTTTATGATGCTCAGGATAGATTTGATAATACAACTATTATCAGTAATACAATTGCTAATGATATCACCAGTCGCTTTTTACGGAAAGCATTTGATACACACGATGCCTATGATGATAGTATCATTAATGGGATTGTAGAGCAGCAGAAGAGTTATGATAAAGAAGATCAGCCAGAGATTGCTGTCGTTTTAGATGATTGCCTCGGTTCAATCCGCAGAGAAGCTAAAATCAATCATTTAGCGAGCAGATTCCGTCATTTCAATATTAAATTGTTAGTTATCTCCAGCCAGAACTTCCGTGCGTGTTCTCCTATCATTAGGCAGAATGCGACCAATGTTATTGTGGGAAGTCCTTTTCCTAACCAGAAGGAACTCGGTAAGATGGCTGAGGAATATGGAGACGTATTTGGAGGTGGAGACAATTGGTTAAAAATATATGCTCTGGCTACCCCTAATCGTTATGATTTCCTCCATATGAGCTTTCAGGACAATCCCCCGAGAGCATATCGCAACTTTGAGACTCTTATTGCTGAGGGATCTAACATTTTAAATTCTCCCGAGTAAATTATTTTATTTGTATCATTATAATTATGAGCGACTTCTATGGATCACACGCGGCAGCATTTTCTATCCAGAATCAGTTGGGACGGCAAGCGGCAGACGTTAATGAACTAAGGTCTAATGGTTGGAAAACCCAATCATTAGCATTCAAGACATTAGACCACCAAGAACAAGATAAACAGGATAAAGATCTCAAGACCGATGCTGAGAGCGATGTCGCTAAACTTGACACCGTCTATGGAGTCGCTAAATCAGGAGCAAGGGCGGTGAAAGGAGCGACAACAGTCTTAAAATATGGAGGGACTGTTCGTCAGGCGGGAGCTGTTGCGGGGAAAGCACTTGGAGAGTTCGGTGAAGGAAGTAAGTTATTTGCTACAGAGAGATTCGGTGCTGAGGGTGTCACCGCTGCTAAAGATATCACAGGTGTAGAGGGGATTGTAGCGGGAACATTATTAAAAGGTGGGGGTGAAACATTCGCGAAAGTTGGAACGAAAGCATTCGCTCTGGCTGGGACTGGACTCGCTGTCTATCAGGATTTTGATAACTTTATGGATACGGGAAATATATTCAATGAGAAAGATGCCGCTGGTAATACAGTGAAACAGAATCTTGGGGTGGATATCGGTAATATTGCTACAATTGTCGGAGGAGCATTAGACGTCGCGACAGCATTTACGGGAGGAGCACTCGCTCCTGTCGCCGCTGCCGTTAATTTGTTTGCTGCCGCAGATTCAGCGATCGCTGGGATGGAACAAGACAAGGAAGAAAAAGCAGCAGACGAAAAGGGTATGAAACCAGGAGCAGCTCCCACGACTGTCGCTCCCCAAGCATTCGCCCAGTATGGGATGCTCGCCAACCAGAGTCATAATCCTCTCAATCATATCGGTTAAAAAAATTTGATTGAAAGCATAAAATTTGATTGTAGATTAGAAAAGAAACAATAACATACAAGAACACGTGATACAATGGGTTCAATCGCGAAAGCATACAAGGAGGCGGCAACACTTGGAGAAGAGATACTGATGCTTAGAGAGGAGAACCCTCGCCTGAAGAACGAGAACCAGTTCTACCTGAGGAAGATGAAGAAGATGAAGAAGAAGATGAAGGAGATGGAAGAAGAGTCTAAGGTGGATAAGGAGTTTCAGGAGGAGGTCGTTCAGGAGAACAAGAGACTGGAAGAAGAAGTCAATGATAGAGTTGTAATTGAAGATATCGCTGAATGTTTCGGTAGCGATGAAGGGGATGACTTTGACTGGGAGTGCGAAATTTATGGGATAGTTCAGGAGAACAAGAAACTGAAAGAAGAACTGAAAGCATATGAAAAGAGTGCCCGAAACTCTGGAGAGATTGAACTCAGGCAGGAGGAGGAAATCAAGAAACTGAAATTAGAACTGAAAGCAGCTCAGGAAGTCTCGGTAGTTTATATGAAGAGATACGAACAGAAGGCAGATGAAGAGAGACAGATAGATGAAATCTGTGGCAGAATCAAGTGCGAGGATACTTTGGGGCATCTTATAGGGAAAGTCCCTCGTAAATAAATCATTTAATCCCCTCTTCTCAGCAACTAAATTTTTTATGTAGAAAAATTTGATTGTTGAAAAAAATTTGATTGTTATATACAAGAAATAGTAATAGAAATAGAAAAAGAAAGAAAAAAAGAAAAGAACATAAACGAGAGATGTCTGGCACCGAACTGATTATGGGGATGGAGGAGATCGTTCAGGAGATGTCTGAGCTGAAAGAAGCTCTCGCCCAGAAGTTCTACGACCACTACGACCAGATGAACTACAACAAGTTGAATATCGCCCGAACAGTCGGCCCGAACCTTGGGAGGATGGTAGAACATCTAATCCAGGAGAACAAGAGACTCCAAGAGGAGAACAAGAGTCTCCAAGAGGAGAATGAGGAACTGGAGGATGAGAACGAGAAGCTCACCAAGCAGATACAAGTTATGACAGGGGAATATGAGAAAGAAGAGATGAAACTCCTGGAGGAAGAAGAAGAAACCAAGGAGCTGAAGGAGGAGAACAAGATGATGGCATTCCTTCTCAAGAGGCTGAGGGGGGAGTTGGAGAAGGGGTTTATGGGGGAGATAAAGAAACTAAAAGAAGAGGTTGAGTCTCTTGAGGGGACTCTGGAACAGGCGAAAGAGGTAGCGTATCATTGTGGAGTAGAACTCTTCTGCGACGATGATGAATCAGATGAAGACTAAATTATGATAGATTGAATCTCTTCTTATACGCTGATATATTCTCCCGACGACTTGTAGAGTTTCCCCATAGTATATAATAGGATAGATAACCCGCCCTTGTATAGTCTCCAGTAGAGAGATCTTTTTTATGTCTGCTCCTGTATCTTTTCCTCTGTTCTTTATCTTTTTTGATTGTATAGTCATCAGCGGTCGCCTGACCGAAATAAGTGGTCTTCTTTCTCCCATTGTCCCTTGTAAAGACTGCCATCATTTTCTTTCCCGCTTTATCGCTTTTCTTGATAACAACTGAAACCATTTATAATTCTATTTATATTTTTTAAAATGTCTCCAGAAATAAAATATTTATGATATCATAATTATGAACCAACATTTAGAGATTGTCCCCAGTAATATTACGAGCGATGGAAAACTATCATACAAGAACGGACAACCGACCGTTCAGCTCCTTGTTGGAGCACAGGACAGATTTATTGTCCCAGGGAGTGTGCGACTTGTTGGAGAATTTACCATAAAGAAAAATGATACCATTATCCCACTGGAGAGTGATGGAATCCGTATGAATGAGCGTCTCGGTATCTATTCTGTAATTGATACTCTCTCAATCTTCTCCCAGAGGTCGTCCCAGACTATTGAAACAATTAATCACCACAATCGTATGATGAGCTCCTATCTCGGAGTCACTCAGTCCCAGGCTGATTTCGCCTGCCACGCATACGAGACCTCTCTCCGTTTCCCTAACTACAAGGCTCAGCAGTTAGGAGTTGTCACGAACACTCAGGGAGCTAATGCTTCGGGTGGAGACTCTCCTAACTCTTTCTGTATTCCACTTGTCAGCGGTCTATTTTTAGGTCAAGAACCTATTCCGCTCTCTAATGATTGGGGTGTCGGAGGTCTTATGGTGGAGATCCAATTATCTCCAGACCAGAATGTTCTGTTCTCCAATGATAACACTGATACTAATCTCCTTGATGCTTATTATGAACTATCCAATGTTCGCCTCATCTGTGAGGTTCAGACTCCAGGACAAGACTTTCAGCCTCAACCGACCAATACTTTTGTCTATAACTCTATCAGTTCTTACTACAATACTATTAATTCTGCTAATGCTGTCCTCAATTTCAATCTCGGTCTCAAGTCTGTTCTTGGTGCTTTTATGAATGTTGTTCCTGCGGGACATATTAACTCTTGGACTCAGGATGGTCTCGCCACCTTAGGATTCTCCAACAGCGACGGGAGTAAGGCACAGATAGAGCAACTTGTATTCACCCGAGCGGGTCAGCGTGTTCCATTAGAATACAATATTGATACTCTCCAGAAGTCAGTCGCGGGTCGGGACAATGAGACCGCTGATGCTCAGATATGTAGAAACTACCTCAATGCCGTCCAGAATTTCGCTAAGATCTCAAGGACTTCTGTTATCCCTTCGGTGTATCGCAACATAGATTATGATACTGATTTCGCTTCTGCTAAAATTATCGCGGATGGAGGAGATGCTTTCGGTTTAGGAGTCGCATATGACTCTATCAGTAATCAGGGATTAGATTTCAGTCAAGTCCCATTCGGCGTTCAGCTTCAGCTCCGCCTTACCTCAGACCATCCCAATGCGATCTTCTTGTTCGTTCATTCCCGCCAGACAATTGTCAGTGCTCAGGGAAGCATTCAGGTTCTCAAGTAAATAAATCCATATTTCATTTTTTATTTAAAATAATTATATGTAATATTGTATAAATAAATGGAAGGATACGGAAAGGATTCAGCACCAGCACCAGCACCAGAGCCAGCACCAGCACAAGAGTCAGCACCAGCATCAGCACCAATAAAGAAGAAGCGTCCAGCAGTTAAAATGACTGACAAGCAGAAGGGAGACCTTACGAGACATATGAATAAGATGAAAAAGGCTGGGATGTCTCCAGCAGAACAGAAGTCTCATCGTATGAAGATGATGGGACGTATGCGGAAGGGTATGAGCGTCAATAAGGCGATGAAGGATATCAGCAAGTAAATCCATTGAAATTTATATTTTATTTTTAACATTTTATTTTTTTATATGTCAGTCATATAATATGAGTATGTCTGCCGCACCTGAACCACAACCATCGCAATTACCCGACCTCATCAAGATTGGGAGCGTTGCTTCTGATACCGCTATTAATTTACAGACCGATATCTTAGATCCTGTCATTTTCAGTGAGCGGGAAGCAAGATTCGTTTTAGATAACAAGGGGATCTTACATAGTAATTCTCGCATTACATTCTCCACTGATGGGCTCGCTCTCACAGATGAAACTGGGCGAGCATTCTTTCCCGCAGGCGTCGGAGTTCATTCTCTAATCCAGCGAGCAGCTCTCCGCGTCGGAACGAAAACAATCTGCGAGATTGAGGACTACAACCATTTTGCGGCATATGAAACAACATTCCTGCCTCCTGATGCTATTAAAGAGCGTGAGGGTGTTATGAGTGGTCGTATGATGACTATTGCCCCTACTCTAACTGGTCGGGGTCATCCTTACCAGAATGCTTCTAACTCGGCATCGCTTACTGAATCTCTAACTGAAGCGAAATCCATATCTCTTGATAATGGGACTTCTGTCACTCTGTCAGATGTAAATGCGTCATATTGGAGACCGATAAAACAATCTGTTGTCCCAGATGCTTCGCGAGTTGTCTTTGACTACCAGAAGGAAAGCAATAAACCAACTTACTCTGTTCTGCTTGCGGATTTGTTTCCTTTCCTGAAGACCAATCAGCTTCCGCTCTTTATGATGTCAGAGCAGGTCAGTATCCATTTAACTTTTACTGACAGAAAGTCCGATGCTACATCTGAGCGTATCTCCATCACCGAGGGAGCAACACTCGCCAAGGATGCCGCTCTTGTCCGTGGAGACTGCCAGATGATCGCGGATTACATTTTTTATCCACAGGATTTAATGGAGCAGTATCGTCAGGCGAACGCTAATATGTCATTTACCTATGTAGATTATCAGTTTGTTAAGAGGACGGTCTCTGCCGATCAATTTTCCGCGGGTCTCATCCAGAATGTGGGCGGTGCGGGTCGTATCGTAAATAAAGTATTTGTAGCAGCACAGCAGACCTCTGACGGCGAGAACTCTCTTCTCAACAACTATATCGCTGAGGGTCCCGCGATCTCTGGGACTTCTACTGGCTCAGTAAAGAACAATCTTAAATACAATGATAATTTCCTTTACCCGATTGATGTCAGCAATGATGCTCGCCATTACCACAATGTATTCCAGACTGAGGGACGTGTCCCATACATCTCCCGCGACTTATACCGCGGTGAGGGTCAGCTGACAATTGATAATGCTTCTAAGGATAAGCCAGGAGCTTCATTTGAGAAATATAGTGCGGATGGAGACCTCAGGCAGAAGTTCTTTTACACTGCTTTCCGACTGAATAAAGGGGAGAGAGTTAATTCCCGAGGTATTGAACTCTATGATACAAGGACTACAATGGGAGCTTCTTCAACTCTCCGTGTCTGGCTACAGGTGATGCGTGTTGCTTCACTTAAGGATGGTGTCATTATGATGGCATACGCTTAATTTAAATTCTTATCATAATATTTTTTTATCTACTTCTATTATAAAATGTCTCAAGGTTTTACTAAGACTACATTAATAGAATGTCCCAGATCCCAGAGTGATGAGGCGATGGGAAACAATAATACTAATCCTTCTAAATGGACGAACCAATG